GATGAATTATCGATGAAACAGCATAATCGTAATGCAACAATTATCAGTATGATCCTTGGTTTTACTTGTTTAGCATTATTCTTAGATGGCTTATTAAGGATCTTAGGAATTATTCCACCTTTTCTAGGCTTGGACGTCAATATAATTGATCAGATAGTAGACAAGGTCAACAGAAACGGATAAGTTTAATTAGTTGGAACTAGAGGTTTTGTGAAGAAAGAGGAAGAAAATGCTCGTATACCTATTCCTATTTATGACTTGTTAGATGCGTGTTGTGCTTTGCATGGAGGATTGGAACTAGATAAATTTGAAGATAAAAATTATTCCCTAAAACATGCGTTAAATAGATTCTTTGGTTACCTTACCCCAGAAGCTAAGGCCGAATTCAATGCATGGGTGGAACGAAAAGGCTGGAAGAAAAAAGAAAGAATCATACTGCCATAGATCAAATAGTGAATAACACCTAGACTAGGTTTATGCCAAACGCTTCTATCTCTTTAGCACGTAGACGTAGTGCTCAATTAGCAGCACAGTCGATCAAGGCGAAACCAGAAGCAGTAGTTATATCTCCAGAAATATTAAAGGCAAGAAATCATTTTGCATTCTTTTGCGAAATGATGGGTAAAAAACCTGCTAAACACATGAAGGAATGGCATGATCAGATTCTGACTGGGGAAAGTAACGACCATTTATTAGATATAGCTGGTCCTAATACATGCTTATTAAGTCCTCGAGGCAGTGCTAAATCTACTGTGATTGGCTTGCTAATAGCATGGCTTATTGGCAGGCATGCAGAAGCAGGGAAATTACTGCGAACTTTATATGTGTCATACAACGTTGATGTTGCTCGTAACAAGAGTGCAGCAATTAAAAATTTAATTTGTAATAAGGAATATCAAGAGATTTTTCCAAAAGTCAAATTATCTAAGCATCGGACTAGTGATGAATTATGGTCTATTGATTTTGAACATGCAGGAGTTGATATTAGAGGAGAAGATGCTTTTACAGTTGCTTGTGCAGGTTTAAAGGGAACAATCACTTCTAAACGAAGTTCATTGATTATTGTTGATGACGCAATTAAAAGTGCGGCTGCTATTGCGAACCCAGATATTCGAAGAGAGATGGAATCAAACTGGACAAACGTTATTGTTCCAACCATGTTCCAAGGTGCTAGAGCAATTGCACTAGGAACACGTTTCCATTTTGATGATTTATTTACAACAATTTTCTGCGCCAAAAAAGGATGGAAAGTGATATCTCAACAAGCTTTGCATTATGACGATAATGGAACGCCTAAATCCTATTGGAGCTCCATGTGGTCAGTTAGTTATTTATTGAAACTTCAAACAGAAGATCGAATTGCTTTTTCTTACCAGTATTTAAACCAACCTATTAAAACGACAGAGCTTGGTTTATCTCCCGAGTTATTCGTTAAAGGTGAAGTTCCTGATACATACGACACGATTGGAGTCGGTATTGATTTATCGGCAGGCATGAGTGAACGAAATGATTGGACTGTTTTTGTGCTTGCGGGGAGAGTAGAAGACAAGGTTTATATCATCGACTACAAAAGGATGAGATCGATGGGAAATATTGAAAAAGTAGAAGCTTTAGCTGAATTACTAGTGGAATGGAATCTATTAAGTATGAATGAAGATGGTCAATTTTTCAAAACCGAATCTCCCGTTGTTATTTGGCCTGAGGTAGTGGCATACCAAAAAAGCTTTGAAGGTGATTTAAAACGTGTGTTGTTTAACGAATGGCAGCTCTATAATTTAACTGTGAGTCCTGTCAAGGGTTTTAGAGGTGACAAGTTGGCTCGCTTAAGAGGTATCGTTGGCTTATTTCAAAGCAAAAAAATTATCTTTAATAAATATCGTGATTTTTCTTATATGATTGATGAAGTAGTTAACTTCGGTCACGCATCTCACGATGATTGTGCGGATGCTTTAAATATCGTGGTACAAGGTCTCATGAAACGAGGCGGTGCTCAAATCCAATGGCAGTAAGATTAAGTAATGAGTAATCCATCTAACGAGAGATATCGTCAGATCCTAGAAGCAGCTAGGAAGCGTGACGGAAGCAGTGGTACTGACACAATGGTTGTCAATAGCCATCTAGCTCAAATGAAGCTCTTCATGCTGAGACAAGGCATAGAGTTTCTTCCAGCACAAGATACTTTTGGATTCAGAAAGATATTCTTACAGCAGGTAGTAGAAGAAAACGAGATTGATAGCAGGCTAGAAGGGATCGTTGATGATTTCTTGCTAGATGGTAAAGGTTTATTTTATTTCAGACCAGTCGATGATTCTTATCGAATCATGTGGTTTAGCAAGGAAAATTATAGAGCGTATTACGATGCTCAGTCTCAATTAGAAGAGATTGAACTAATTTATTCCTTTTCAGTTCGTAGTGGAATAGGAGCATTAGCTACTCCTGGATCTGATAATGGTAGTACCAGATATGTCAAGTTACAGGTTCGTCGAGACACAATAAAAGAATCAATCACAAACGAAAGACCATCCTTTGAAGCTGGGATGACTAATAGTTTTACTTGGTCACCTAATCAAACAAGAACACTAGTCAATAGTCTTGGCTTTGTGCCTGCAGTAGAGTCGTTCAATACAATGCGTTCTACTGGAATGGACGCAACAGGAGACTTTGATTGGTTATCTGAACAGATTGTTTTACATGATGATTTAGTCAAAAATATTAGAACCAATATTACTTTCTTTGGTAATCCAACATTAGTATCTAGTCGCCCTAAACATGACTTAGTTGAGTCTGGTTCTGAAGAAGGATTGAGACCTACTATCAGTTCTCAAGCAGGATTCTATTCAGCTAATAGACCATCAACGCGTGTTAGTGAACCCGGCCCAGGTGGTAGTGGTGGATCTCTAAAAGTTCCACGTATTATTGCCAATGTCGAACCCACGGATCGGGCTGTTTATCTAACTCCAGATGCTGTCTCAGGAGATCAAAATCTATATGCAAGACAATATCGAGAAGAACTGAGAACTGCAATGGGAGGAGTGGATGAATTAGGTATTAGTTCAGGCGCTACTGCATATGAAATTAAATCTTTATATGGTCGAGCTGCAACGACAGCAACTAGAAGATGTAAGGGTCTATTGACATATGGGCTATGCAAATTATTTGGTTTAATTATTTTCCATGAAGAAAAGATATTCAGGGATTCTTTTGCTTTATCAATTGGGTTACAAAAGCCTGCTCCACCTATTAAAGAAGATTTCCCAGAAGAAGGAGACTATGATCAAGCTGTAGGAGCCTTTCAGCAAGCTGAGAGAGACTACGATTCACAGTTAGAACTATCGATTAGAGAAGCGGTTCAGTCTACTGAACTACCTCCAGGAGTTGTTGGCTTAATCCCTGACGGCAACAGGAAAGTTGAGTGGAGGTGGAAAGGACCAGTCTTCGAAGATGGAACAGAGGATATACTGAATTCAAGTATTGTGGTTCGTAACCTACAAGAACTCGGTGTAAACAGCATCGAAGCATTACGTTATCTCTTCCCAGACAAAACGGATGAGGAGAGAAGTGCAATGCTAAGTGGCTATCCATTTAGAATGGCTCAAGCTACACAAAGCAGTATTGGACAATTCTTGTCGCTGATCAACGATATGCGGCAAACGCCTCATCCACAGGCGCCAGATCTTCCTTTATTGGCAGATCCTAAACTGGATTTAACACCTTATGTCTACAGGGCATTTGAATTTTTAAAGAGAGAACTAACTTATGCAGGACAGTATTCAGACACAACAGGCGCCGGCGACCCAGCAGAACTCGATACCATCGAGCGCTCCCGTGCCGAACGCGGGTTACCAACAAACCCAGGCCCAGACCGCCCAACCTTCGTACCAGACACCTTCGGATCCATCGGTACAGCAGGCGGTGGCACCTCAGGCGATACCTCAGGTGGCACCTCAGGTTCAGGCTCCGGTTCAGGAGGTCAATCCATGGCAGGAGGCGTTCAAGAGTCTCAGCGACAGTTTGAGCGCAACGCCGACCTCCCAGCCCCAGGCAGCTTACTCAACGCCGACCCCACAACAAGCACAGACAAGCAGCTTAGCCTCTCAACAGACTTACCAAGCAGCTCCGTCCGTTTCGGGGATGCAGACTTATCAGCCCCAAGCAACTCCGGCGTACTCCCCGACCCAACAGGTACAGGCGCAGCCCTCGACTCAGCAAGAAGTAACACCAAGCGGAGACGGGTATCTAGACAACGTCAGCAACGAAAGTCTTGAAGTCTTACAGCACTTCGGTTCTGAAGCACCAGCACTTTTAAATAGATATGCTTGCACAGTTGAAGATGCTCTTCTTCAGCAAGCTAATCAAACACAGGAAGCTTTTACAAGAATTGAGAAGTTATCTCAAAATATTGAAGGAGCCAAGAAGGTTGTAGATGCTGCAGCTGCAGACAATGCTGCATACCATACAATGCTGACTAACCCTGACATGCTTTCTGAGTACGTCAATGAGTTCTTCGGTCCTAATGGCCCTCATCCTGTTGAGATTGCACAAGATCGTTTAGCAGCAGAAGTTGCAGCTAATGAAGCAAGGATGGGACAGACTCAACAGCCTCAGGCTGCACCAGCTGCACCAGCTCCTCAAGCTGCACCAGCTCAAGAAGCTCCTGTAGGACAGACTCCTACTCAGCAGTTCCAGCGTCCTCAGATGGATATCCCTGCACCGGGTGTACAAGCATCTCGTGGTGGCGATGATTTCTGGGCTTCATTCTCTAACTTAAGTGACCAGAACCCAGCAGCCGCATGGCAAGCTTTAAGTTCTGCAACTCCAGAGCAACTACGTAGCAAGCTTCTAGTTTCAGAAGGATAATTAGAAACATAGAATCCACTGCCTTAAGGGTGGTGGATTTTTTATGTCTAAAATTAATAAAAAGCTTTTAACGATCTAATAATGAGATATGCAGATATGCCTTCAATAGCAGGCGTTCAGTCTATTGATGATTTAGGTGGAGGGATTACATACGGTAACAGTTCTTTTTCTTCTCCTAAAACTCCTCCTTTTGTTGTGGATTGGGAGATAGTTGATAAGCAGCTAGAAGGATTATGGGATGACGGAACTGAATCTACAACAGACGATCCAACTGATCCAGTTCCAACAGATCCCGATCCAGTCGATCCGATTGATGAAGAAAAAAAGTTAGCTCAGGATAAATGGAGGAAAATCTTTGCAAATAGCATAGAAGAAGGGAATCGCAAAGGTAGATCAGAGCAAGAAAGTATGGACATGGCTGTGAGATATTCGAAAGTTATGACTCCAGAGGAGAATGAAGAATTTAGATGGGCTTTCTCAGATACCACTAATGCTCCAGGTTGGAGTAAATGGGGAGGCGGTAACAAGATGGGTTCTGGGGGAGGAGTTAAATCAAGCGGAGAAAATAGTGGACTTGGTTTAGGTTTTACTCTTGGTCAAGCT